AGAATCATCGCCAACTACGACGAATGCAGGATTACTTAACTTACGACTGTCCGGAAGTGATAGGTACTTTTCGATAGAAAGGTAGAGAGCTATTTGCATAAAATGCATGAGATACCATGAGGTGTAGAACCCCATAGGATTTCCTGTATTATATCGCAGATATCTATCTCCAATTTTATCGTAGAAATCCCGGTCACGCATGAGTGATACCCAGGCGTTACCGAGATCTGTACCAATTATCGCTACACATATTTCTCCGAGGAGATCTATAGGTATCGAATCCGTTGCAGTTGTCAGATCTTTGGAAAACGGAAAACTTGTTTTCGTCCATTCTCGGCATTTATCGATTGCCTGTTGTTGGTTCGCTGAACCATCAAAAGACCATCGTTTAACACCTAAGTATTGACGCAAATAAGTCTGTAATCCAATGAGTGCAGATTGCGTGAAGAAGTCTCCGGAGGCAAAGACCCTTTCTTTCCACCATGGCTCACCCTGTTTCAGGTTGAGACATGAATGGTAAGAATCTTTGCCGTCGGAGGCCCTCGAATCTCGCATTTCTAGGAAGTCTGGATCTGTTTCATAGTCAGTTGTATGTATGTTTAGGGTCTTGTTCCCTAATCCTACAGACAGTTTTCTTATGTTAGACAGAATCGAACCGCCATTTTCTTTGTCGGCGAGAAGCGCGATCATGTCGCGCCCCGCGCCTGCAATAGAGTGGCCGTTCGGTCCATTCCTACCAGAGATGTGAATATTCCTTCGCGTTTTCTTTACTAAGTTAATCCGACCACGAATGTATCTTTTCGGAAACAGTTCACGAAGAGTCTCTTCCCAACATTTTGCAAACTTTGGCATCGAGATGCCATAGGCTGAAAATTGTCGGAAATATGACCCTGGACTATGCTCACCCTTGTAGAATCTAGGTGGCTGCGCGGTGACTGATGACGTGTCATAAGTCGTCGGGCGGCACACATATAATCTACCAAGGTTGAGAATAGTCAGGGCCAGTTGCTTTTCGTTAAAGGTTCCCGAAAGGAGCGTTTTAAACTCCCATAAGAACTTGGGTACCCTATCTTCGTCTAAAGAGACGAACCGAATCGGAGAATCTGTCACCTGCGAAGCGTATCGCTCCGCCGATGAAAGGTATCTCTTCATTCGCTTGATCGCGTATATTTCTCCATGGTGGAGAGAGAGATGCTCAAATGTTCGCACGTAGTGCAACACTAGAGAATCTATCTTTACCACATCATATTGAAATATCCTCGATAAAGTGAATGAATACCGAGACGGTCGGCCTTTTGGCCGAAGGTACAGTATTTCCAAGTCCACCCTTCTGTCAACTAAAAGGCCTACACCATCAATGCGAGCATTGTGGGGTATGCATTTTATTTGACGCTTTGCTTTCAGGTTTGATGCAAAGTCACGAAGGATGTAAGTCTTTCTCATAATCTACGAACCGGGGTTGTCACTGACAGCCTCGTTTCGGAGATCATCGAAATTCCTACGTTCTTCTTCAGATAGTCCCTCAACTTGTCGAGCAAGCTTTTCAACCTTTGAATTGTAGTTCGTACGGTCGCACTGGTTCAGCGCGGCCTTACGCTCTATGTTCATAAGATGAATTGCTTGATTGGCAATTTGAAGAATTTTCTGGTCTCTGCTGAATTCTTT